TATGTAAGAGATGGTTCATCTATTGTTACAATAAGTGGTGCTGATTTTAGCGCTGTTGGGGAAGATATAATACCTGACGCTAATGGTACTAGAAATTTAGGTAGTTCAAGTAAAAGATTTGCAGAGTTATTTCTTGCAGGAGAAACAATTAACTTAGGTGGTGCAACAATATCATCTGATGGTACTGGTACAGTATCAGTATCGGCAACAGGTGTAACATTACCTGCTGAATCAAAAGATGAAGACGGAAATAAACTTGCTGTACAAGGTACAGGTGGTAGACAAGTAATTAAGAAAGTACCATTTTTTACAGCAGCTGGTGGTCTTAATACAATTAATAAAAATTTTGAATTTAATGCTACAATTGATAACAGAACGGCGTTTGGGGATGCTCATACATTTACACTATCAGATGGTAGTACATTAACTGATACTGACCCAACCCTATTTCAATTTTAGATAAATAGTAAGAACGAGAGAGAATAAATATGGCAGTTAAAACACCTATACGAGGCGTCTTTAGTGGCAGTACGGCCACAGGACTTGCCGAGTATCAATCAGGCGATTTTATAGGACTAACACATGGTGGTTTGGGTGCTTCGTTGTCTATTGGTTCTGCCGGTCAAGTATTAAAAGTAAATTCTGGTGCTTCAGCATTAGAGTTTGGTTCTGTTGAGGCAATTGTAAATATAGATGGTGCAACTAATTTAGAAAGTGCCACATTAGCCGTTGGTGATAAACTATTAGTATCAGATGGTGGTACAGAAGGTAGAGTATTATTATCACAATTAGATACTTTATATTCAGGCACAACAAAAACACTTACAAATAAAACAATAAGTGGTAGTGCAAATACTTTATCAAATATAGGTAATAGCTCATTAAGTAATTCAAGTGTAAACTTTGGTGGAATTACAGTAGCACTTGGTGCTTCTGATACAACTCCTGCTTTTGATTTATCAGACGCCACTAGTTATCCAACATCATCATTAACAGGTACAATTACTAACGCCCAATTAGCAGGTTCAATTGCAAATGCTAAATTATCAAATTCATCAATAACAGTTACAGATGGTTCAAACTCAACTGCTACTGCTTTAGGTGGCACAATTACATTTACTGCTGGTGAAGGTATGGATGTTACAGAGGGTTCTGGAACTATTACTTTTGCAGGAGAAGACGCTACAACATCTAATAAAGGTATTGCTAGTTTTAGTAGTGATGACTTTTCTGTATCAAGTGGTGCAGTAACAGTTAAGTCAAGTGGTATTACAAACACTCAATTAGCAGGTTCTATTGCAAATAGTAAACTTGCAAATTCTAGTTTTACACTTGTAGATACATCTTCAACATCTACACAAATTACTTTAGGTGAAACTTTAAAAATTCAAGGTACTTCAAATGAGGTAGATACTTCTGTAAGTGGCGATACAATAACAATTGGTTTACCAAATAATGTTACTATTGCAGGTAACTTAACTGTAAACGGAACTACAACAACTGTATCATCTACAAATACAACACTTGCAGATAGTTTATTAGAATTAAATTCAGGTGCTGGTTCAAATGCAAATGATACTGGTATCATAATGGAAAGAGGTTCAACTGGCGACAATGCAATAATGATGTGGGATGAATCAGCAGATAAATTTGTTGTTGCAACTACAACTGCTACGGCAGACGCTACAGGTAATATATCTCATACAAAAGCAGACTTTGAAGGTGCAGATATTAAAGGTACAACAGGTACATTTACATCAACAGGTATCGGTACAGTTTTAACTGTAACAGGCACCGGTGATGATGGTACTGAAGGTCCTGCTTTAGTAATTAAAAGAAACTCTGCTAGTCCAGCAGATGATGATAAGTTAGGTGCATTAGTATTCAAAGGTGAAAATGACGCTGACCAGGCAGTTACTTATGGTAAGATAAGTGCAAACGCATTAGATGTATCAGATGGTACAGAAGACGGACAATTAGACTTTAAAGTTATTACAAATGGTTCATCAGCTACTGTTGCAACACTAGACGCTACAGCATTATTTTTAAATACAGGAACAGATTTAACTTTTGAAGGCGATGGTGCAGACGCTCACGAATTAACATTAACTGTCGCAGATAGTTTAGACGCTGATAGAACAATTACTTTACCAAATGCAACTGGTACTGTTGCAGTAGAAGGAACAGTTACATCTGGTTCAACAAGTATTACAACAAATATAGGTGCTAGAACTTTTGAGACTGAAAGTTTAGATACGCCAGTAGGGTTTATTACTGTTGCAATAGGTGGAACTAACTACAAACTGCCTTATTATAGTGCATAAATAGTATAGAGGAATTAAGATATGGCAAACCCAAATACAAGAGAAACACTAAAACAGTATGCTTTAAGAGCATTAGGTAAACCTGTAATAGAGATAAATGTTGATGAAGACCAACTAGAAGATAGACTAGATGAGAGTTTACAATATTTCGCACAATATCACACAGATGGTATTCGTAGAACTTATCTAAAATATAAACTTACATCAGATGATAAGGCAAGATTACAAAATAAAACTAGAAGTACTGAATCTGCTACTGATTTAGAAGAAGGTAGTGTATCAACTACACACTTTGAACAAGACAACTATCTTGTTATACCTGATACAGTAATTGCTGTTACAAACATATTTCCTTTTTCAGATAAAGGTAACTTAAATTTATTTGATGTTAGATATCAATTAAGATTAAACGACTTATACGATTTTTCTTCAACATCAGTAGTTAATTATGATGTTGTATTAAGACACTTAGATTTCTTAGACCATATATTAGTAGGTGAAAAACCTATTAGATATAATCAACTAGACAATAGATTATACATTGATATGGATTGGACAAACGATTTAGATGTAGATGAGTATTTAATTATTGACTGTTATAGAAAATTAGACCCTGCTACATACACAGATGTTTTTAATGACATATGGGTAAAACGATATGTTACTCAAAAATTTAAATTACAATGGGGTCAAAACTTATCTAAATTTGCTGGTGTTACTATGATTGGTGGTGTATCACTTAATGGTATGGAAATCATGCAACAGGCAGAATCAGAAATATTAAAACTAGAACAAGAAGTCAGAAGTAATTACGAGGAACCACCTCACTTAATATTAGGATAACAACATGCCAACAAATCATTACTTTCAAGGTGGAAATGGCATAGGTTCATCAGAAGAAAAAAAACTTTTTGAAAACTTAATTATTGAAGGTTTAAAAATCTATGGACATGATGTCTATTACCTACCTAGAACATTAGTAAACAAAGACCTTATACTTGGCGAAGATGTTGCAAGTAAATTTAATGCAGCTTATCTATGTGAAATGTATATGGATTCTACTGAAGGATTTGCTGGCGAACAAGAATTAATATCTAAATTCGGATTAGAAATAAGAGAAGATACAACATTTACTGTATCTAAAAGAAGGTGGGAAGATATTGTCGGAGACCCTGCTACACAAATAGTTTCTGATAGACCTAATGAAGGCGATATCATTTATATGCCTTTGATGAATAGTTTCTTTGAGATTCAATTTATTGAAGACCAAGAACCATTCTTTCAATTAGGCAACTTACCTGTTTACAAACTAAGAGTAACTAGATTCGAGTATTCATCTGAAAGACTTGATACTGGCATTGCAGATATTGATAGTGCAGAAGATAAATTCTCACTTGATATGTTGGCACATCAAATGACTTTAGAGGCAGAAGAAGGTTCTCTATTACTTGAAAACGATAGAGCAAGTGGCGACGCTAACTACTTCTTAATGGAAACTTATGCATTGCAAACACAATCACCTTATGCAAATAATATTGATTTAGATAGTGAGGCAGGTTTTGATACAGCAAGTGTGGGTGATGATATACTAGACTTTACAGAACGAAATCCATTTGGTGAGGTAGACTTTTAATGTTCGGAGGTTATTTTTACAATCAGACAATGAGAAGAATGACTATTGCGTTTGGTCAAATTTTTAATAACATTCAAATCAAAAGAAGGGATTCAAATGGTAATGTAGTACAATCTATTCGTGTGCCTTTGGCATATGCACCTAAAGAAAAGTTTCTAACAAGACTAGAACAACAACCCAATTTATCTGATAGACAATTTGCAGTTACTTTGCCTAAGTTATCTTTTGAGATAACAGGTCTATCATATGATGGTGAAAGAAAACTTACAAGAGTACAAAAATATAAAACTGTTAAATCTGAAGTAGATGGTAAAGTGATGAATTTTAATTATACACCTGTTCCGTATAATTTAAATTTTTCTTTATATTCATTTACAGCAAGTGCTGAAGCTGGTCTTCAAATAGTAGAACAAATAATACCGTTCTTTCAACCAGACTATACAGTAACAGTAAATGCAGTACCAGAATTAAATATTAAAAGAGATGTACCTATTGTTTTAAATAGTATTAACTATTCAGATACTTATGATGGTAGTTACACAACAAGAAGAGCAGTTATCTATACATTAAATTTTACTGCTAAGACTTATCTATTTGGTCCTGATAATACAAGTAAAACTATTAAAGAAGTTAAGATTGATTTGTATGATGATACAGACACTACAAATAAGGCAAGAACAGAAAGAGTTACTACAACTCCTAATCCTACAAGTGCAGACGCTGATGATGATTTTGGGTTTACAACAAACATAGATTTCTTTGAAGATTCTAAGAAATATAATCCAGAAACAGACACAGATGAATAAATAATATCATGACTAGAGCAAGAGACACAGCAGACTTATTAGTATTAGCACCAACAGCACAGGCGGTAGAATCTAAAACAACTGTACCGTTATTTATGAATGGTGCAATGATGGTTCATCAAAAACAAAGAAGTTATACTGGTATAACAGGCACTGGATGGTGGGGACCGGATAGATATAAAATTGGAATGTCTAACATAGGAACATGGTCAATTTCACAAGACACAGATGTTCCTTCAGGTCAAGGATTTAAAAAGTCAATAAAGTTAGATTGTACTACAGCTGATGGTTCATTAGCTGCAGGCGACATAATGTATGTTGCTCAGTTTTTTGAAGGACAACAACTTCAATGTTTAAAAAAAGGAACTTCGGATGCTGAAAAAGTTACTGTTGCATTTTGGGTTAAATCTGGAAAAACAGGAACACATATTTTTAATGTAGTAGATAATGATAACACTAGAAGTATATCAAAGGCATATACAATTTCATCAGCAAATACTTGGGAAAAGAAAGTAATTGTTATTGACGCTGACACAACAGGTGCATTGGGTAATGACAATGGTTCAAGCTGGCAGATGTTTTGGTGGATGGGTGGTGGAAGCGACTGGAGTGGTGGCACATTACAAACTGCATGGGGAAGTAAAGTAGAAGCTAATCGAGCTGTAGGACAAGTAAACTTAGCAGATAGTACTGATAATAATTTTTTATTAACAGGTATACAAATGGAGATTGGAGAATATGATTCTACATCATTACCAACATTTAGGCATATGTCTCACTCTGATGAATTGCTGAGATGTCAAAGATACTTTTTTGCTTTTGCAGATGGTGCCGACCAACAGTATGCTCTTTTAGGGCAGGGTAGTGCAGCTTCAGGAAATACTTTAGATGTTTTTGTGCATACACCTGTTGAAATGAGAGCAGTACCAACATTAGATTTAAATAATGCCACAAACTATTATCAAGTTAGAGACGCTGATGGTAGTAGTAATTTTAGTGGAATGACAGGAATTCATTCATATTGTACAACAAAAAAATATGCAATGTATGTTAGTTATCCTGGTGGAATACAGCAAGGTGTAGGAGCTATTGCAGCTACTAATAATACAGCTGCATATACATGGTTCAGAGCGGAGTTATAAAAAATGACAGCAGCTAGAAATTTATCAAGAGTAGTAGGAACATTAGTAAACCAAGGTCTAAATAGACCTAATGC